ATGAGACCCACACCCGCACCCTGCTGCATATACTCGTAACTGGTAATTGGAGCGAACGCTGCTACCTCCTCGTTCATGAAGGCCCGGTAGCCGCCCAGATCCAAAACCACCTGCGGCGCCCCCGACGCGAGGTGCTCCAACTGGCAGAGACCAAACCCCTCGCCGTTCGCCGTGTTGATGCCAATATCACAGGCGTTATACAGCTGGTTGATCGTGTCGTCGTTGTAATACGTCGTAGGCGGCGTCGTGTCGATCGTGAGCAAACGCGTTCCGTACTTGGGCGCCTCGAGACCGTGCTTCTCGAGTTCGTTGAGGTAAATCTGCAGAGGGTTGTAATACGCACCCCCTTCCGGTTTGACCGATGTGATAAAGACCATATACAGCGGCACGTCGGGAGTCTTCTTCAGGAGACGCACGAACGCCATGATGGAAAGGTCGAGACGTTTGCGCTGGCTGTTCCGGTTAATGTTCAGAATGACTTTCGCGTCCATCCCGAGATTAAGCTGCTTGCGGATCGCCATGCGCTCGCCGTCCGACGCAGGTTTGAACACCATAGAATCAACGCCGTGCTCCATCACATCGATCGGCAGCGTCGCAGTCGTCAGGCGGGTCTTGAGATGCGCTTTCCACGACTCGGTGAAGCATAGAATGCGGTCGGCGGTATTCTCAATGTTGCGCAGCAGGCCCATGTCAGCACCCTCGTACACTTGGTCGAGGTACACCCAAATCTTGTACGTCTTGGGTGTATCCTTAACAGCGTTCAAAAACTGGTTCACGACGATAGGGTCGTTGTAAATCATAATCACATCGGGCGTGACGGTATCGACGTACTCTTTAAACTTGTTGAACCCAAACCCCTGTTCGCGCGGTTCCTCGTTGGCGGCAGCATCGTACTGAATCACGTTCTGGAGCGCGCGCATCGGAGTCGGTGTGCGCGCAGGCGAACGCTGAAACCCAAAGTGGAAGATCTTGATGATGGGGTGCAGCGTCGCAAGCTGCCGCAAAAGGTTGTACGATACCTTCGAGTACCCCGTCACCTGCTCGGTGTGCGTGCTTACCAGTAGAAAACGAAGAGGTGCCATTCTTACCATACTAAATTCTGAATGTCTAAATATAATGAGTGCCAAGTTCAAGAGCGCGTCTGAAGTCACGGAATACCTGAAACGCAGGGCCAACGCCGCGTACTACACGAATAATGTTGCCGACCAGAAGCGGGCTTATTCGTCGACCTACACGACCTTTTTGGGCGCCAACGTGTCGGCACAAGGAGTACGGACGGTGGTTGGGTGCCGTCAAAGCAGCACCGTCGACAACAAGACGTGCTGCCCGAACAACAATGGGTTCCAGCAGCGTCCCGAAAAGGTCGCGCCCGGTTTCAACAAGTGGAATCCTACTTAAGAGTAATAAGAATGAGCGAAGACAAACCCAAAGCAGACCGCCTTCGTGAGTGCATCGCAGTCCTGCAAAAACTCACGAAAGAATTTGGTATTCCCTACGAATCCCCCGAGATTCAAGAACTCAAGTCCAGATTCGATCCCTACATTGCCGACGGAACGCCCTGGAACGGAACCGTATCGTTCAAAGTTTACGGACGCATCGCACATGTCAATTTGCCGAAGCGCGCGCGGTCGCAGGTTGAAGTTATCTTGAAGGCGATTCGACGTTAATATCTAGCATTCTCCTTCATTTTCGGGATTTTCGTGAAGGCTTCAAAGCGGTCCATGTACGGAACGCGGGGAATATTGTAGAGTTCCGTGACCGACGACGAGCGGGTCAATCCGCTCTGGACCATCATTTTGCGCGTGGTAGTCCCAATCCAGTCGTACCCGTATCGCATGCTCATGTATGCGTGTATGACCACGAAGGCAATGAGAGTGAAAATAATGATATACGGCAACGGACTATACATTATTCATAGCATATACATAATATGCCCGGTGGACTTATGCAGCTGACCGCCTTTGGGTCGCAAAACGTTCTGATTAACGGCAATCCCTCCATGTCCTACTTTACGAAACTGTACAAGCGCACCACAAACTTTGCGATGGAGCATTTCCGTCTGGAACCGCGCAACATTACCGACACGACTCTTCCTATCGCTGGCAATGCAACATATCGCTTCAAGGTTCCCAACTACGCAGACTTGCTGCACGATTGCTACTTTTGCGTGACTCTGCCCGACATCTGGTCGCCCATCGCCCCCGTCGCACCCGGTTCCACCGTCGGCTACCCTTACGAATTCCGGTGGAGCGAAAACATCGGCTTCAACATGATTGAGGAAGTCGCCATAAACTTTAACGGTAGCACGATGGTGACGATGACCGGCGAGTGGATAAAGATCCTCAGCTATTTGCGGGAAGACGTTGGAAAACGAGAAGTAATTGACGAGATGGTCGGAAACGTGAAAGAGCTGAACGATCCCGCGAACGCGCGCGGACGAGTCAATCAGTATCCCCAAGCGATCGCCAACCAGACGAATACCACTCCTGCTCCCTCGATACGCGGCCGGCAACTTCAGATCCCTCTGCCGTTCTGGTTCTGTAAAGAAATCAGCCAATCCCTGCCCCTTATCGCCATGCGCCTCACCGAAATCGAATTTGTTATTACCCTCACCAACATTTACCAGTTGTATACCGTGTACGATGTTTCGAAACCTCCCTATAACTACCGCATTCTCCCCATTCCCGGTTCACTGACCAGCGGTATTCAGAACTTTCTGTCCTACCCCGACATCAACGGGTTTCCCACGAACAGCTCCCTGACAAACTGGAATTTGGATCCCTACATTGAGGCAAACTATATCTTTTTGACAGACACGGAACGGGCATACGTTGCGGCCAACGAGCGCACCTTCCTCATAACTCAAGTCAAGTATGTCTACAACGAAAAGCAGTACGGCCTGAACAATGTGCTTATTCCCATGTACAACCTCTGCACGCGCGTCGTCGCTCTTTTTCAGCGTTACGACCGCACGCTGATCAACGACTGGGACAACTACACAAACTGGGAGAATCAGTTTTACCCTCCGGTCATCGCCGGAATACCTGCGACTCCCGCCTATTTTCAAGGGAACATTCAGTCAGAAGGAGTCTATTCTCCCGCACAATTCCTATCAACCGGCACGGGGTTTGCCAACAATATGAACCAGCAGGATATTCTCGTCGAGGGAAATCTGGTATTTGACGGAAAAGATCGGTTCCCGACAAAGAACTACGATTTCTTCCGCAGCATACAGAACTACCAATTTTCGAAAGGCGATACCGAACTAATGCCCGGAATTTATTTGTACTCGTTCGCTCTCGACCCAGATACGATTACGCAGCCGTCTGGAACCGTAAACGGATCCATGTTCAACAAGACCTACTTTAACTACAATCTGCTGGTCCCTCCCGTCCGTTCAACATCACTCACCACACAGGCGTCTCTATGCGTTCTCAGAGATTCAGTCTTTAATTCCAATCCCGGACCAGGAATCAACGTTGCGTCCACCATATCTCCCGGTCCAGGCATCGCTCCATCCGTAAGCCCTGCAGATGTAGTTGTCTTGTATTCGGCGCCCACGAACCTAGACTTTCAGTTTCAGGGCTACAACTCGACGGTGTACGTCGAGTCCTACAATTTCCTGAAGGTTACCAACGGTCAAGCAAATGTCGTGTTTACAACATAATGAGCTTTGCGGTGGTTCCTCCCGACACTGTCCTTCCCGAAGACGACGCGACCAACGAAGTGCAAATAGACATGGATTCCGTTGCTCAACCGATCGTGCGCAATCTCGGCGGGTTTATGTTTTACATGGTCGGATACAGTCTCGCCATTCTCGCATGGTCTGTCGTGTGGGTTGCTCTGATGTTCATCATGGGCAAAATGGGCGTGACCCAACCGCCTTCCATATGGTTTCGCGTCGTGTGGTCCATACCGCTTCTCGCTATTCTCGCAGGATTCATGGGCGGGGGAAACACGACCGGATGGATAGTTTCCATATATGCCTTCGGATTTTTCATAGTGTCGATAGCAGTGGCAATTGCAGTGGTGTTTGGCTTGTATCCGCCGAGTTGGTTAGTCTCGCGCCCGGCGTGAGCTCCACGAGTTCGCGCATCGCCTGTGCGGGGTCTTCGAAATTGCGAAAGAGAATCTGATTCACCTCTGCCGGACTCCACTTGCCGTCAAGCTCCGAGTGATCCCACTCCACCGTCGCAAGGTCGTAGAACCCCATAATCATCTCGCGGACAATCTTGGACGAACACTTTTTGAACTCGATGATCATATCGATCCTGCCCGGCCGAATCAGGGCCTTGTCAAAGCGCTCCGGGTAATTCGATGTGAATACCACGATACGCCCCGACGATTCCAGAGTTCCGTCGAGCAGATTCAGCAGGAATGCGAGGTCGATGGGGTCCTTGATAATGTCATCGTCAAGTTCGGGCGCAAAGGGGTCTTTGGACGCAGCAGAGGGTTTCTCGGGTCGCTTCCAGTCGCGGTTCAGCAGAATGTCTCCCATAGCGTCCGCGTCTTCGATAATGTATACGCGCTCCGAAATCGGAATCGTATACTTTTCCAGCGTGTTGCCGTTGAATACATGAATATCGTCACTGAAAAAGAGGTGACGAAGCTGCGTCTTGGTCTTGATCTCCGAGAGTTGAATGTTGACGGGATGTCTCCGCGCGACGTTGGCGATCGCCTTGATTTCTGACGTCTTGCCCGTACCGGGCGAACCGTGAAAGAGAAATCCAAGCGTGTACGGAATACCCTTGCGCTCGTACCACGACCGGTTGCCCAAGAAGAACTCGACGCGCTTCTTCACAACGGGCTGTTCTTCAAAGTACACGTTTTCAAACGTCCGCGTCGTGGAAAACTTGTGCTTTGTGTATACTAGAAATCCCGTCGGCAGAGGGTTCTGATTCGAACGCTGCTGCTTCTTCTTGCCTTCCACGACCTGGTCAAAGTAGTACAGATCATTTCCGAGTTTATTGAGCATCTTTCGCTCGTAATCCTGGTTGCAGGTGTCTACAAACGATTGGAGTAGGCGGATGTTGCCTTGTTTGCAAAACAACTGGAATTTAATGTTCTTGACATTGCCTTCGTCGGCGTCAATCTTCAGGAGGCGGAAGTAAATGTCCTCTCCTACGCGCACCGGGTCGAATTCAAAAGGCAAATAGTCGTGGTTGGCAATGGATAAAAGTCGGCGAGTAGCGGGTGAGCAGGCGACATAGTGAATGACGGCGTCCATGCGCGTCAAGAACGGTGGACTCTGCCCTCCCTTTTGCTGAGGCGCCACGCCCCGTTCACACTCAATCACTGCAGACATTTCAATATCGTCGGGCTGTGGCTGCGGCAGTGCTGGTGCGAGCGGCGGCGGCGGCTGCGGCTGAAGGCTCCAAAGACGTCCAAGCATTATTCGTTCCAATGAAAGTGTCTGGCCTCATTTTAACACATTACCAACGCTAATGCATTTGTCCAGAGTCGCAGTGCCTTCGTAGACCGGCTTGGATCGGCGCAGCCGGAGTTGCTGCGACGCTTTCTGGACGGTTTCGGCAGTCAGAGATACGTAAGACTTTACATCGCGCGCCGAAACCTGCGTGTTCACCGACGGCATGTAGAGGCGGATGGGGGCCATCGATAGTTGCAAAGGTTTGGTAGAGTGCCGAATCAGTTCGCGATACTGCTGAATATCCAAGTTTCCTCCAAATATCCGCAAAACCCTACGGTCGGGCGCAAGGTGGAGGTTGTTCCCGGCGGGGTACAGTTTTCCGTATACAGATTCTACCAGCGAATGACGGTACCACTTTTCGGACTCGGTGAGTTTGGAATCGCTGTATATGTACGTCAAGCAGCACTCGGGGCTGCAAAAGTTCCCTTCTCCGCCGTACGTATTTGTGTACGACTCGTAATGCGTCGGTATGCAGAAGGCGGTTCCACAAAATGCGTGACAGTCGTTGAAGCACACCGTGTCCTCCCGATACTCGGTTATATTTTGAATTTTTGAAATCAACTCGTGAATGACGGACTCGTCGAAGCGAACAGTCGCAGAGTCCTGTGTTTCCCGCAGGACGTCCGAGTATTCCTGCGCCCCGCCCGCAGATGCGCCAATTGGCTGCTCGGCAACAGAAGTCTCGAGGCTGTTTTCCGGAATAAAGTCCTTCCGCACCTTCAGAAAGAATATGACCGGCGGCAGTTCCACTGCGGGTTTACGTTCGGTATCCGCGTCACCTCCTGCTGCGGCAGCAGTCTTCACTTTTTTTGTTCGAGGGGGCATTTACATGAATGCGTTTTTTCTCTGTAAAACGAACCAGACTTTCGTGGGAGGGGTGTGAGGTATACAATGTCTTCGAAAGCGTACAAGAAGCACACGCACCGCGAGCACATTCTGAGCCTGCCCGACACGTATGTGGGTTCCATCGAGACGGCGCCGTCCGATCCCATGTATGTCGCCGACGACGAAAAGTTTGTGCTCCGTTCGATCCCCGATTTCAATCCGGGTCTCTACAAGCTGTTCGACGAAATCGTCGTCAACGCGCACGATCAGGTGGTGCGGATGCGCCAGCGGGCCAGCGACGCGCCCGTCAAGAACATTCATATCACGGTCGACGATACGACGGTTACCGTGAAGAACGACGGTGAGGGTATTGATATTCTGGAGCACCCCGAGTACAAGGTGTGGATTCCGCAGTTGATCTTTGGGGAGTTGCTCACGTCTTCGAACTACGATAAGGAGGAAAAGAAATTGGTGGGGGGAAAGAACGGGTACGGCGTCAAACTCGCCAACATCTTTGGTACGTCGCTGACGGTGGAAACTGTCGATGCGAAAACCGCCAAAAAGTATACGCAGACATGGGACACCAACATGACGGTGGTGCACCCGCCCAAGATTGCTGCCTCGAAAGTGAAACCCTACGTCTCGGTCGCATGGACGCCCGATTTGGTGCGGTTCGGTCTAAAGTCAATCAGTGCGGGCATGCAGTCTCTCTTTCGCCGCCGCGCGACCGATCTTGCCATGACGGTGGGCAAAGAGGTCAAGGTTCACTGGAACGGCGCCCTCATCAAGTGTCGAGACCTCGCTGTTTACGCCACCGAGTTTGTCAGCACTCCCGTCGTCTCGTACTCTAACGAGCGATGGAGCGTCGTCGTCGCCGATACGCCTATTGACGGACATCTTCAAGTCTCGTTCGTTAACGGCATCTGGACGTCCAAAGGCGGAACCCATGTGGACTACATTACGAATCAGGTTGTGTCGCACGTCGTGGACTACCTCGAGACCAAGAAGAAGATCAAGGTCAAACCGTCGATGGTCCGCGAGAACCTTGCGGTCTTTGTGACGGCACAGATTGAGAACCCATCCTTCAACTCCCAGACGAAGGAGACCCTGACCTCAAAGGCGTCGACGTTTGGTTCGACGTGTAAGCTGCCGGACGAAACGCTCAAGAAGATTCAGAGCAAGTTGGAGCTCGTGGATACGCTGATCGTTTCTCAAAAAGAAAAGGACGATAAGGATAACAAAAAGTCCGATGGAAAGAAAAACAGCAAGATCTATGGCATCCCAAAGCTTGAAGACGCTGCTTGGGCAGGAACCGCGACCAATTCCGCCCGTTGCACCCTTATCCTTACCGAAGGCGACTCCGCAAAGGCAATGGCACTCAGCGGTCTTACGAAGACTCAGCGTCAATCTTTCGGCGTGTTCCCACTGCGGGGGAAAATCATGAACGTCAAGGATTCCAGCGCATCGAAAGTCGAACTCGCTAAAGAAATCGCCGAACTCAAGAAGATTCTCGGCCTCGAGTCGGGCAAGGTCTACAAGGACCTCTCCAGTCTGCGCTACGGTCGCGTCCTCATCATGACCGACCAGGACTACGACGGCTCGCATATTCGCGGTCTCCTCGTCAACCTCTTTCACGAACTGTGGCACGATCTGATGAAGATTCCCGGATTCCTCGCCTACATGGCAACTCCCATCGTCAAGGCGACCAAGTCGAAAGTTACCCAGACGTTCTACACGCAGTACGAGTACGATCAGTGGAAGACGACCGCCGGCGCAGGGTGGACGATTCAGTATTACAAGGGTCTGGGCACCTCGACCCGCGACGAGGCCCAAGAGTACTTTAAGGATTTGAACATCACCGAGTTCTCCTACACGCCCGACAGCGACCTGGCCGTAGATCTGGCGTTCAACAAGGCGCGCGCCGACGACCGCAAGACGTGGCTGCAGGGTCATTCGGCGGCAGATATCGTCATACCGCACGCCGATCATCGTTTGCCCTACGAGGAATTTGTCCACCGCGACTTGATTCACTTCTCCTACTACAACCTCGAGCGATCCATTCCCAACATCATGGACGGACTGAAAACCTCGCAGCGCAAGATTCTCTTCGGATGCCTCAAGCGCAAACTCACAGACAAGGTCAAGGTCGCCCAACTTGCGGGCTACATTTCCGAACACTCGGGATACCATCACGGTGAGATGTCGCTCAACGAAACCATCATTGGCATGGCGCAGGATTTCATGGGCAGCAATAATCTGGCGTGGCTGGTACCCAAAGGTCAGTTCGGCACGCGCCTCGAGGGCGGCAAGGACTCTGCTGCCTCCCGTTACATCTTCACCTACCTCCAACCCTACATCAAGCACCTCGTGCCGCACGACGATCTCGGCGTTCTAAAGTACCGCGACGACGACGGTCTCTCGGTAGAGCCCGAGTGGTACGCGCCCGTCCTGCCGATGCTGCTCGTGAACGGGTCGCGCGGTATTGGCACGGGGTACTCTACCTTCATACCCTGCTACAACCCTGCTGTCCTGAAAGACGCGCTCCAGGCCTGGCTGCTCGCCGGAGGACATACTGCGGACGTGTCCAAACTTGAGGCCTGCAACCTCGTGCCGTGGTATCGCGGATTCACGGGACGCATCGAACTGGTCGGTGCGGATTATGTGATGACGGCAAAGTACGACTACAATGCTGCGAAAAAGACCGTGCGCGTCACGGACCTGCCGGTGGGCTACTGGACCTCGCAGTTCAAGCAGATGTTGGACGCCTACTGCGAGAAGAAGGAGATCGTGAAGGACTATACCGACACCTCCACCGACACGGACGTAAATTTCGAGATTGTGCTCTACGATTCGCTGGCGGTCGATGTTCTCGAGAAGACGCTCGGTCTCACGGACAAACTCAAGACGACTAATATGCACGCATTCGATCCTGCGGGGAAAATCAAAAAGTATGCGACGCCCAATGAGATCCTCGTAGACTACGCCCGAACGCGCCTCGACCTCTACGTCAAGCGCAAGGCCCACCTCTTGAGCGAACTCAACGCCAAGATGCCGTGGCATTCCAGCGTCGTGAAATTCCTCACGCTCATGTGCGAGGACAGCATTGATCTCCGCAAGAAGTCTGCCGATCAGTGCCGCGCCATACTCAAGTCCCACGACCTCGAGTGCATCGACGACCTCTTGAAACTTCCGTTCAGCAGTGTAACTGAAGAGCAGATCGCAAAGCACCAGTCGGAACTCGAGAAACTCCGCAAACAGATTGCCCAGATCGAGCGGACTGCGCCCAACGAGTTCTGGTTGGAGGATTTATGCGGACTGAAAGTATAATCTACAAATAGATGGGCGAAAGAGATAACGGTCGCGCGATCTACCAATCCCTTCTTGCCGAGACGGATACGGAAGCGCGGGAAGACTATCAGTACGATCCGATGGTCCAAATGTACATGAACCGGCAGAGGGGAGAGGGCGAGGCGCTTGGTCGGCAATCTACGTACAACCCCGACGGAGAGATTGACCAACGCCAAGAAGACATTGCCGATCTCGCCCGCGATCATAACGATGACCTCGTCATCCAAGCCATGCCTGCAACCGTTCCAAAGACAGCTACAGTCCTGATAAACACTGGGTACCGCGACTGGACTGTGCAACCCGACGCGTATTCAAACGTTTTTTCGTTTGGAGACGAGAAGAACATTGACGTGAACGGGCCGCAAGTTCCGTACTACTTTAACAATGTTGTAATTCCACTGATAGCATACGAAACTCCGACGAGCGCGGTGATTGTCGGTGCGGGCGCGCGCAACTCGTACATCACCCCCGCCAACACTGCAAGACAAACGTTCGAGACTGCGAACGGCGCACGAATTCCCGACTACTTTCGGACGAGTTCCCAAACGTTTCAACCGACCTACGGCTGGAAAATCGTCACGTCAAACGGAGCAATTCTTCACACGCCCACCGTGTTTTCTTACACGGATCCAAACATCCGCGTAACCTATTATCCTACATACGATTCTCGCGACTCGCGCGGGGCACAGGTTGGGATTGATATTCAACCTAAGCTGTACGCCACGAGCCAGTACAACTACTCCACGTCGAAGCGCTTTTCAAACGTCAGTAGTATCCGCCTCATTCGGGCCATGCTCCCGGTGCGCGCCAACCAACCCTGGAATCCCGAGATTTTTACCGACCCAACGGGCGCTGCTCTTCCGCTGGTGTACCAAGACTCGTTTCACGTAAAGACATACTGCTTCATGAACATTGGAACCCTGAATGGGGCGCAGTACGGAGGCGCACAGGCAGTCCAACGATCGTTTGCGACGCTTGCGCAGTCCGGGCGCACCCTTTACGACGCCTTCACCCGAAATCCAGGACAGTGCGTTGATTTATATCCGTGGAACGATGAGGCCTACAAGTTCGACCCGCCGCTTCACGAACTCTCCAACGCAAACCTCCAGTTGGTCGATGAAGTAGGCGCTCCGTACTCCCAGCTCGACAACTTGAATATTGTATCTATGAACCTTCTCAAGGGGGGCGATTTTGGTAAGGTCAAGTTCTTCGTGTCCACAAACACCGCATCCATGACGACCCTCACGGACGCCAACGTGTTTTACAGCAAGGATATGCGAGTAGGCGACGAAATCGTGTTTTATCTTCCGGCGATAACGCAGATTGCCTCAGATCGGTCGGCATCCGGAAACGTTACTGCATTCTTTCAGACCTTTTCCAATAACTACATTGTCACCGACGTTCTCAAAAACGACTTTTTAACCACTGCCATTTTGCCTACATC